TGGTTCGGATAGTGCAACTGATCTTGCAGCTGGTACTTTCGATGGTACTGGTAACCTTGACATCGGCTATGCTTCTGGCGAGCACGATCCAATTGATGTTCTTTCACACATGGCACGTCTTCTTGACGAGCAGAATGTTCCTGAAGAAGGTCGCTGGTTCCTTGCTAACCCAGAGTTCTACGAGCAGCTTGTACAGACTAGCTCTAAGCTCATGAGCGTTGACTTTAACGCTGGTCAGGGTTCAATCCGTAACGGTCTCGTATCTTCTGGTAAGTTGCGTGGCTTTGACATGTACAAGACTAACAATATTGCAGCTACTACTAACGCAGCTGGTAAGTGTATTGCTGGTCACATTTCATCTACTTGTACTGCACAGACTATCATCAACACTGAAGTAGTCCGTGACACTGCAAGCTTTGGTGACATTGTACGTGGTCTTCACGTCTACGGAGCCAAGGTACTTCGTCCTGAAGCACTTGTCTCTGCCTTCTACGGCATCGACTAAAGCGGAGTGGGGGATGAAATACTCCCCCTTTTCTATTATGCCACAGATTGGAAGCGAACAAAATCCTATTCGTATGAGCGCTAAACGGACAGTTAAAGTTAGCGGTCAATATTTAAAAAGCGAAAATAAAAAGAAATACGATGAAAATTATGATCGTATTTTTGGGAGAAAGAAAGATGGGAATGAAAAAAGATAAGCGCATGAAATATGGTATGGGCGGCACAGCACGAGAATCTTATATGGGTGGTGGAATGTACCGTAACCCAATGGCTCATGGCGGCAAAGCAGGTTATAGCAGTATTCGAGACATGGAAAAGGCTTGCATGACTAAAGCAGACTACAACATGTCAATGCGTCAAAAATGAAAGTCAAAGCACCTAAAGGCTATCACTGGATGAAGAAGGGCAAAGAATATAAGCTCATGAAAGATCCTAGAGATGGCTACAAACCCCACAAAGGAGCCTCGAAAGAAGCTAACTTTGAAATTCAAAAGGTTCATAAGAAATAATGGCTGCTACTTATCTTGAAATTACAAACGAGTTGTTGCGAGAGTTGAATGAAGTAGCTCTCACATCTTCGACGTTTGCTGGGGCTATTGGTGTTCAGCAACATATTAAGGATTGTGTAAACAGAGCATACCTTGATATTGTTAATGAAGAACCTCAATGGCCTTTTCTTGCTGTAGATACAAGCGGTTCTACAGATCCTTTTTATGGTAATACTTATGTAGAAACTGTAGCAGGCACTCGTTGGTATTTGTTGAAGCCTACATCGTCTAGTTTGACAACAGACTATGGCTACATTGATTGGGATAATTTTTACTTGACAACAATTGGTGTGACAGACGAAACAGCGCCTTATGTAAGTAAAAACCTTAAGTTTACAACTACAGAAGAATGGAAAGACTTTGTACGCACAGCAGAAAACCAAGATGATGCAGATACGCAAAATCATGGTGAGCCTAGCAAAGTTATCATTAGCCCAGACAATCGTAAGTTCGGGCTAAGTCCTATTCCAGATAAAGTTTATCGCGTTTATTTCTTTGCATACAATCTGCCGACAGAACTAAGCGCACATGGAGATGAAATCGTATTTCCAAATATTTACAAGCCTGTATTGCTTGCTAGAGCTAGATACTACATTCATCAGTTTAAAGAAAGCTCGCAAGCCGCAGCATTTGCACTAGAAGATTATAAGCGTGGCTTAAAGCTCATGAAAGGAAACCTCATGAGTCCAACGCCTAACTATATGAAAACAGATCGCGTGAGGTTTGTATAAATGTCTCAGCCCTTCGGCGTTTCATGTAGAGGTGGTTTAAACACTAACCTCAATCAGCTTGAAATGCTTCGACAGCCCGGACTAGCTACACGCCTTAGAAACTTTGAGGTAGATCCTGATGGCGGCTATCGACGTATTAATGGCTTTACGCAATATGGTGATACACGTCCCAATAGTGATAATGACATTCTTGGGATTTTTGTGTATGGCGATGGTGTGGTTGTTTGCTCAGGTACTGATATACATTTTAGTCTTGATGGCTCAACGTGGATACAAATTAATAAAGACAGTGTGGCTAATGGTGGTGATGACTATACCACTTTTACAGGTCGCAGTGCCTTAACACGTACAGGTCAAGGTCAATGTTCATTTGCACTCTTTGAAGGTGCAACATTTGATTATGGCGAGTTGATCATTGCAGACGGTGCTAACAAGCTTTATTCGTTCCGTATGGAAGGCTCTGGCGCACTAACAACTCGTACATTTTTTGCGTTTGAAATTACAGTAGATGGTACTAATGGCGTTAAGTACATAGCCAACCACGACCATCACCTTATTGCAGCAGGCGTAGAAAATAATTTAAATACAGTTTACTACAGTGTTTACAATGACCCTGATAACTTTACAGGTACTGGTGCTGGCTCAGTAGTTATATCAGATCAGATTCAAGGCATTCGTGGATTTCGTACTGATTTGATTGTGTTTGCTAAGAACAGTATTCATAAACTTATAAACATTAACGATGCTGCAAATATACGTATAGATCCTATTACAGAAAACGTAGGATGCTTGTCAGGCTATAGCATTCAAGAAATTGGTGGTGACCTTTTGTTCTTGAGTCCTGACGGTATTCGTACTATTGCTGGTACAGCCCGTATTGGTGACGTTGAGTTGAGTTCAGTATCTCGACAGATTCAAAGTGTTATCGGAGACATAGCAGACTCAATCAACACGTTTACTATTGATAGCTGTGTATTGCGTTCTAAGTCTCAGTATCGTTTATTTTATACGGATAAAGCTTTAGGTTCAAATGTTTCTAAAGGAATTATTGGTACGTTTACTGCTAATGGCTTTGAATGGGCTGAAACGCTTGGCATTCAAGCTATGGGACTCACAACAGGATTTGATAACAACGGAGTTGAAAAAGCTTTTCATGGTGATAAAGATGGATATATCTATAATCATGATGCAGGCAATGCTTTTAATCCCGCTGGCGTTGCTTCAAACATAGAAGCTATTTATCAAACACCAAACTTTGACTTTGGTGATATTGGTACACGTAAAACAGTTAAATACGCACGGTTGTCTCTTAGCCCAGAGGGTGAGATTCAGCCAACACTTCGTATGCGATTTGACTACGAAGACACAGATATTCCACAGCCTCCAGATTATACGCTGAACTCTGTGCCGCTTCCTGCGATCTTTGGTAGTGCTATTTTTGGTACAGCAACCTTTGGCGCTAGTAACGACCCAATGGTTCGACAGCCTGTAGAAGGCAGCGGAAACACAGTAAGTTTTAGAATTACAAGTACAGATACTAAAGCGCCATATGCAGTCAATGGCCTTTACATAGATTATATGCCATCAGGTAGGAGATAAACATGGCCCAGAATTACACTCGACAAAGTACGTTAAGTGATGGCGATACTATTACGGCCTCATTGTTTAATGATGAGTATAACCAGTTAGTTAATGCCTTTACGTATTCAAGCACTTCAGCATCTTCTACTGGTCACCGTCACGATGGTTCAGCTGGTCAAGGTGGTAACATCTTTAAGATTGGAGACCTAGATTTTCTTAACAAGATTGAAGTAGATAGCACTAACAATCGTTGGGGTTTTTATGTAGAGGTTTCTAGTGCAGCAGTCGAGCAGATTCGTATTCAAGATGGCGCTATTGTTCCTGTTACTACTAATGATATTGATCTGGGTACTGCCTCACTCCAGTTTAAAGACCTTTATATTGATGGGACTGCTAATGTTGATAGTCTTACACTAACTTCTGGCGCAACAGTCACAACCATTCTTGATGAAGATGATTTGTCTTCAGACAGTGCTACAGCACTCGTAACTCAACAGTCCGTAAAAGCCTACATTGATGCTCAGGTAACTGCACAAGACCTAGACTTTCAAGCTGACACTGGTGGTGCGCTTAGTATCGACTTGGACTCTGAGACACTGACCTTCACAGGTGGCACTGGTATTGATACGTCTGGCTCAGGTAATGACGTTGAGTTTGCTATCGACTCTACTGTTGCCACACTGACTGGCACTCAAACGCTGACTAATAAGACTCTCACGTCTCCCGACGTAAACACTCCTGATATTGATGGCGGCACTATTGATGGAGCTACTATTGCTACATCAGACATTACAGTAGGCACTGGTAAAACTTTAGATGTTTCTAGTGGCACACTAACGTTGGCTGATAACCAAATCTCTGGCGACAAAGTTGAAGGCGGTACTATTGCTTCAACTACGATTACAAGCCTAGCTTCTACTACTGTAGACACAACCAATCTAGAAGTAACCAACATCAAAGCTAAGGACGGCACTTCTGCTGGCTCTATTGCTAACACTACTGGTGTTGTAACTCTTGCGTCTTCCGTACTAACTACAACAG